AATGCCTCGAAAACGAAATAGAAGCCGCAAAAACAGAGGCTTTCAATAGCTTTGAAAATCGTTTATCTATTTTACTTGACAAAAAATTACAGCCACTTTTGAAAGCTAACGAAGATAATGCCGAATTAGTAAGGCAAAATATTCCGATTATTCGAAGCAAAAAGTTAGGGGTTATCTACCTTATACCATTGCTGACTATGTTTTCTTTTGCGGTTAATATAGGTCAATTCGTTAATTATTTGATTCAGAAAATTTGGCATAGTTAAAATATTGTATATTTGTTTAAAATTATTTCAACATGTACCAAGCAGGGGTTAAAGACATATTGCTAATCGAAAATAAGAACATTACTTTCAGGCATTTCGACCCCGCCGATTTTAATAATATCACGGACTTAAATAGCGAGGGTAAACAAATCAGCATTGAAAACATGCTGCGCCCTGAGTACGAAGCGCAATTTGGTTTATCAAATTCGGGTGATTTTACTCAGACGCTAAAAACTAAATTCTTCCTTTTAGGGCAAACTTTCGAAAATCTTGAATTGATAAACGACCTATCAAGTACTATTTACGGATGGTGTTTGCTGGTGACATTTTACGACGGCACATCGTTATTTTACAAAGTTCCTATGTTTATCAAGTCATCCGAAATTAAACCTCACAGCGAAAAATCTTTTTCCGTTGAGCTTGGTAACAACATACCAAGCATTGGAAAGCATTATAGTTTTGTTGGTAATATTTCAAGCTCTGATAAATACAGATTCGACACAACGATTTTAACATGGGATAACTCAATTTATACTTTTGATTATGAGCTATGAGGCATTAACAGCTAAGCATCTTAATAATCTGAAAGAAAAAATTCAGAGAACTATTGCAAGCAAAGGCCTTGACAATTCAGGCGAAGCTTTCAATTCGCTGGAGGTAAAAGGTAATCAGTTGTTAGGTAACGACTATATTTATTTTCTTGACCAAGGTAGAGCACCGGGTAAGTTTCCGCCTACATTAATTAGTTGGGTAAAAAATAAACTCGGATTAGAAGGAAGCGAAGCGAAGCAGGTAGATTTTTTAGTACGTAGAAAAATTGCACGCGATGGAACAAATATTTACCGAAACAAATCAAAAGGAATTGAATTAGATACATTGGTTGAAGATACATTGAACGAATTAACTAAAGAGCTGCCCGATTACGCAGCATCGGAGGCTTTGAAATGGCTTTAACATTAGTAACTAATCCTGTTGGCTCAGGTGCTTCTAAAATATTTGCAGGCTTCCAAAAGTGTGAGGTTATTTTCAAGCGCGAAGACTTGCAAATAAATACTGTTGAGGCTGGTTCTGGAGGCGCAAAAATAAAGCATACCGGAGATTTAACAAGCCTGTTAGCTGTTGGTGATAGTATTTATTTATATTCTGAAACCGCTAATTATGTTTATGACGGAATTTATCAGATACTTGTTATTGTAGCTGGTGAAATTACCGTTTCGGCTCCCTTTATCGAAACGGGTACGGGAGGTTATATCAACTATTTAAAAAATTATTATGTGGAACTTCAGTGTGTTAGACACGATCTAACTGACGTAAATTTATTGCCTTTCGTGCTTCAGACGGATGGCGACGCAAAAGGAAATATAAGCATAGACGTAAGCATTATCAATGAACTAACCTTACAACGCGGTCCAATTGAACAGGGTGCAAGTTCTGAAAGTGTGCGCGAGTTTGTAATTAAGTACCGCGAAGTTTACCAAGGGAGTTCGAACTCATATACTTTAGTTTCGAACAAACTATTTATTTTTATGCATACAATTGATATTCCGGAAGAGGAAACTATATTAAATAATTTCGATGAGCCACAAATTTACTTAGGCTACCAATCTGCGTTGTCGGTCGTATTAAAGGCAATGGATACAGGCTCTAAAGTTGACATGACTTACAACGAACTTGACATTAACAAACAAATAATCACGACCTCGACACTGGGGGAACTTGATTCAGATCAAAATTCGATCTATATTTGGGAGTGGAAAAGAACCGCCACCGCCAACGTAGCCACAAAGTACATTGACTTTAATCTTAGTATAAAAGCAGTATTTGACTTCTTAGCTGGCGATTTCGCTTCACCTGATTTTTTAACAGAATAAAATGAATAACCATGGCAAATAGAACAACCGTCAAAAGTAACATACTTACAAAAAATGTCCCAACCGTAACAAATGAGATTTTAACCGACATGTTGAATGCGGATATGGCTGACAACTTAGTTTTTCGTGAGGATGTTGTAGTAGCTCAAAGTTCGTCTGTAACAAATATTACTTTAGACTTTACCGGCAAAGACAGGATCGACGTTACCAGAACCGGCGGAGCGATAACATTTACCGTGTCTAATCTGGCAGATGGTGACGTAAAATATATTTTGGTTAATAAAAGTCCTAGCACACATATAGGTTTTGTTAATGTATTAGATAAAACACCTTTAAATACAGTAGTTAATGAAGCCTCGTTAGTTCTTTATCAACTATTTAGAAAAGGTTCAAATATCTTCGCATGGGCTGTATATGATACCATTACGGCGAAGATTGCGACCATGGATGCTACTGAAGCTAATCATTATAATACTGTTCAAGGCCAAGTTACGGCCTTAAATAGCGGGGTTAGCTCACATACAACGCAGATCGCATCTCATACAGCTACTTTAGCTACTCACACAAATATTTTAACTAATCATTCAACTCTAATAACTGAATTGCAAGAGATGAATCCGACATATCAAACAACTCATAGAATAAATTTTTCGGGTTGGAACGCATCGGCTGGAGGTTTTTCAATCATACACGGGGTTAATGCTGCAAAAATAGAACAATGGGAAGTTTATTTAAGAAACGGAACATCCGAATACTTTAACTTTAGAAATACAATTACATTATTTAGTACTTATTTTAGGCTATCTAATGGCGATTTAACTGCGTATACTAATTTAAATGGTTGGATAATATTCAAAGTAATTCCTTAAAAAATGGGCAAAATTTTCAAACTCATACGTCCAAAATCTTTAACCGATCCAAATTTCGAAGAGTTTGAATATTTGCTTAGTTGGATTGGCAGGGGTAGTGAATATTATTTCTATATGTTCCATGATGCCGAATTTGAACAAAATACCTCATCATCTGTAATTAATTCGAATGACAGCGAAAATATAGAGGCTTTGATTAGCAATATTGGTAGGTCAATTAACTTGCAAGCCTCTGATTTAAGTAAGAACGATCTTGCTATTATTTCGCAAATATTTGAAAACAAGATAGTTTACCGAATAAAAAAAGATGGTACATTTGAAAAATACGCACCGGACTCTAATAGCTTCAAATTTAGGCTTATGGATGGTAGATACAATCTAAGTTTTTCTTTGGTAATGCCAAACATAAAAACATGGAAATAATTATAAACGGGAATGAAATACAACTAGGTGACAGCATGCCAACTATCACAAAGAAAAGCATTGATATAAACAACCCTTCAGCAAGATTTCTCGACTACACCAACCAATTCAAAATACCTCACACAAATTATAATTCTAAAATTTTAGAACATCCTAGCGTAATTGGATCGAATGGCTCATCTATGGGCAGATTATTTGATGTGCTGATAAATGACGTGTTTAAGATATTTTCCGGCAAAGGATATATTAACAATGTAACTAAAGATAGCATTGATTTTCAGTGTGTTGACAACTCGAAAGATTTATTTACAGCTTTAGATAAAAAGTTAAATACGGTTGACTGGGATAGCGATGACACTATATTAACTCAAGCGGGTATCGAAGCACTTCAAACCGCTGCCATTTCTTCGCCGTGGGTGTGGGGTAAACTCTGCTTGCATGAAAATGCTTTGCAAGTTAATACCGATCAAACAACAGGGGACACACGTTGCAAGTTTTCGCGCCCTTCATTTTATGTGCAGGGGCTTTTGTCACGTGCAGTAACTTTGCAAGGTTATACTTATTCGAAATCTGATATTGATCTTGCTTTTTCAAGTTTTCATTCGCAATTTTTTTTTACATCATATCAAAAAACTATAGCAGCTACATATAACCCCGCCGGTACTTTAGCGATTACCGGATTAAATACTAACTATTTTGCGCATTCTGATTTGACGGTTAATTCTGGTAGCATAAATATAGGCATCAAAAAAACTAAATTTCGTGTCCGTGGTACTGTTACCAGTGATGCACTTATGACATTAGTTATTCGGGCCACGGATAATGTTGATATCACGAAAATTTCAGAAAGCAAATTACAGATAGGTGTAGGGGCGCAAATAGTAGACTTTACAAGCTCTGATTTTCAAAGTGATAATGGTTTTACTATTGATATGCGAATTGATGGCACGGGTTCAATTGATATTGACGCATTACTATATACATTATTGGACGAAAAAGAGTTTGATCTTTCCGGCAATCCATTTTTAGGGTACAAAATTAAAGTTTACGACAACCTCCCAGACCTTACTTTTTTAGACTTGTTTAAGCTGATTTGCGTAATTGGCAACCAGTATCAAAAAATTGATTCCTTTGGTAAAACTTTCCAGTTCGAAAGTTTTGCGAACCTGAATAAGTTAAATGCTGTAGATTGGTCAAAAAAGTTTATGCAGCAATCCGAAAGCATAACCTCGCAATTTGCGGGACTTGCGCAAAAAAACTGGTTAAAATATACTAACGATATTACTGTTAACCCCGAATTAGGGTGGTCAAGTTTCCAAACGGATAACGAAAACTTGGCAAAGGAAATAGACTATATAGCCTTGAAGTTCGGAGCCTCTAATGATGTTGTAATCAATAGTAACTCTATTGCTCAGGTGTCAATATATAACGATACTGGTAGAATTATAGACCGTACTGTTAACATGCGACTTTTTAAAATAACAGGAACATGCTTGGAATTTGAGCCTATTTCGTGGAGCAACTTAACAGCCTTATATTATGCCAACTTTTTTAATTCGCTTTCTCGGGTTCGGGCGATTGACGGCGAATTTAACTTATCAAAATTGGACGTACTTAACTGGACTGAAAAGCAGCTTGTTTATATAGATTATTTCAAAACTACTTTTATTGTTTTGGAAATTAGTAACTTTATTCCGGGCAAAAAAACCAAAGTAAAACTATTAGGATATGGCAGATAAGGTAGTAATAGTAGAGATACAATACGATACAGACATAGCTATTAAGAATGTCAATAACCTTACCGCAGCTATTGAGGGCGAAAAGGTTATGCAAGCTAAGTTAAAAAGTGAGCTGGAAGAAGGTACCATATCTCAAAATGATTACTCCAAGGCCGTTGAAGAAAGTAAGAATACACAAAGCAAAGCTAATACCGAACGAAAAAACACTATTCAATTACTCAGCTCTGAAAAAGGCAGCGTAAATGAACTAAAGGCTAACATTAAAACTTTGACCGCTGAACGGGATAAATTGAACTTATCCACGAAAGAAGGTCAAGACAAAGCAAAACTTTACAACGCCCAAATAAAAGACATGCAGGCTGCCCTTAAGGGTGCCGGCGAAGAAACAAAAAAAACAGGTGGAGCTTTTGCCACATTGAAAAATGATTTAGGCAGCATTCAAGGCGCGGCGGGTGGAGTTATTGGAGGTATTCAAGGTATTATAAAAGCTTCTTTGGCTTTTATCGCCACACCTATCGGAGCCTTTATAACGCTGCTTGTAGGTGCTTTTATGCTTTTGAAGAAAGCGTTCATGGGTACTGAAGAAAACCAGAACAAGCTAAACAAAGTTACTAACATGCTTTCCGGAGCCTTTAACGCCCTGTTAGCTGTAGTGCGTCCGGTTGCTGAATTTATTTTCGACAAGGCTGTTAAAGCTTTTGAATTTTTAGGCCAAGCGGCTGAAAAGGCTATGGGGTTAGTGAGTAAAGGTTTAAAGTTACTTGGATTTAAAGAGGCTGCAGCAGCCGTGGAAAATTTTACTACTAAAATAAAAGATAATGTAAAAGCCTCTACCGAATTGGCAGACGCTGAAGCAAAGTTAAAAGAACAGCAAAGGCTTGCGCAAAAAGTGCAATTAGACTATCAGAAACAAGCGGAGAAACTTAGACAGCTTCGAGATGACGAAGCGAACAGTATATCAGACCGAATGAAGTCTAACGAAAAACTTGGTAAACTTTTAAAAGAACAGTCGAGTGCAGAATTAGCAATTGCCTATGAAGCTTTGAAAGTTGCTGATTTAAAAATAAAGACTGAAGGTAAAAGTACCGAAAATCTAGATCGCAGAGCAGAGGCATTGACTACAATTAGCGACATCCAAGAACGGATAAGCGGTCAGGAAAGTGAGCAGCTTTCGAACTTAAACGCATTGAGAAAAGAACAACAGGCAGCGGAAAAGACTAGGCTTGATACAATAAAAGCAAATGCTGATAAAGAAATTGAAACTAATAAAAAGGTAGCTGAAGAAAAAAAGAAGCTATCAGAGGAAGAAGATAAACGGCGTGGCGATGCAATTATAAAGCTGGCTGAGGTAAAGTTTCAGGAGCTGGAACTTGAAACAAAAAGTGCGAAGGATAAGGCAGATTTACAAAAAAAACAGGCTGATGAAGAGCTTGCAAGGTCGCTAGAAAATACAGCCCTACTACATGAGGAGGTCGATCTATTAAACGAAGAGCACAAGCTCAAATTAGCTGAAATAGATGCAGCTTATCAAGAACAGGTAAAAGCACAGCATCAGAAAGAATTAGATGACGCATTCGACGGGATGCAACAGATAATTGCTGCTACTCAGGGGATGGGTGACGCAAGGGTTACTATTCTTTCGGATACTGTTTCTAAAATTGCTACTATCAATTTTGCGGAATTAAAGAGCAGTAAGGATACCATGGTTGCGATTGGCCAAGCTGCAACAGGATTAACAAGCCTGATGACTAGCGGCCACGAAGAGGAGTTAGCAAGTTTCGAAAATGCGAAGGCTGAAGAGTTCGCTACTTTTAAAGCCGATTCAGAGGCTAGGCTATTGGCGGCGGGTGATGACGCTGACAAAAAAGCGTTAATTGAAGCCGAATTAAAAAAAGAGGAAGAAGCCTTAAATAAAAAGTATTCGGAAAAAGAGGACGCGATAAAAGAAAAGCAGTTTAAAGATGACAAGGCCAAAGCTGTTATCGATGCTACAATTGCCACTATCTTGGCAGTAACAAAATCACTTCCAAGTATCCCGCTATCTATTACTGTAGGTGCTTTGGGTGCTGCTAATATTTTTGCTATTGCAGCCAAACAATACACACCGACAAAGAAATATGCAAAAGGTGGTATTATCGGAGGCAATTCGCATGCTAACGGAGGAACCAACTTCTTTGGCTCGGACGGCTCAAGGTTTGAGGCTGAAGCTGGAGAAGCATTATTTGTAATGAAAAAAGATGCAACTGCTGAAATTGCAGCATTAAGCGCGATTAATGAAAGTTTTGGAGGCCGTTCATGGACTTCAAAACCTAGTTCGCATTTGGCGGATGGTGGCGAAGCATCTGGAATAAATCTGGATAAGTCAATCAACGAAGCTATTTCACGAACACCTATTTACGTGAGGGTTGCAGACATTGAAACTGGAATGACAGACGTAAAGAATGTTAAAAGTGCGGGGGTTATATAATGGCAGCGCGCGAAAAATATATAAAACAGCGGTCAAAATTTTGCAAACTAGCACTTTTGAAACCTAAAGAAGCCGCTGAAGAATTAAGAGACCTAGCCACAGGTCTGGAAAATTGTAAGAATACAGCTGATATTGTAGAGGCATTGAAAAACATTTTTGCCGTTAGCGAAAGAACTATTTTTAACGATTTTATTTCGTAAAAGTTTTGCAATAATTTGCAATTAATCAAATAATTTTTGTATATTTGTGCATGGTTAAATGTGATTAATGTTTAAGCTATGCGTAGTTCGGGATTACGTGGTACACATCAAACTACTCAAAGCCTACGAGCGAGGCAGGACGCTCGAATTTAGTAATAAACCCCGCATTACGTATGAGCGGGTGTTATAAAACGGCTTTATTATGAAAACTTATGTATTGACAGTTTCAAAAACATTCCCGAAAACTCATATAAAATCGGGACAAAATACTGATTTTGTTAGGCAAATAACAAAACTATTTACAAACGAAAATACCAAAATACATACCATAAGGGTAAATTATGACTTATGGGAAAAACGAGCAAAAGAAATAAACGAAGGCAAAGCAATTTTATCAATTAGATATTGGAGCGAGAAACCTTATAATTCAAAACAAGTTGAAATTTGCAGACTTGAAAAAATAGGAGTGCAAAAACTTGTTTTCAAAGAATCTAAATTATTAGGCGAAATTGCAATTGTGCCAGATAAAGATGTTTTTCATTCTTATACAATTGCTGATATTGCTAAAAATGACGGATTATCATTTGAGGATTTTAAAGAATGGTTTAAAAAATATGACCTAAATAATCCAATGGCAATTATCCATTTTACGCAGTACCGCTATTAAGCTGTTTTATAACGTTTTGCATAAGACTAGTAGCGGAATAGGAAGCAGTACACTATCAACCGCTAAAAACTTAATTAATTGTACTGTACTAACATACACCACTTAAACCGCTATTGGTTTTATGCGGTGTTAGCCACAGTATTTATTTAGTAATCATTTTAAAAACAATAAATTATGGAAAAGATTTAAAGAATTGAAGAAACTAACTTCAAAACAAAAGAAAGAACTTGGGGCGGTTACGATGGCTACCAAATAATAACAGACCAACAAACAATACAAATTGGGATTTCCGATGGGCAATGTTGTTGTGAAAACTTTGGTTGCATAATTACAAATGATGAAACCAAAGAGTTTATCGGTGCTGAATTACTTGGTATTTCAATTACAGATACTGCATTAAACAACAAAAAAAATGAAGAATTAGAATACTTAGATTGTGGCGGTGCAATGTTTGTGAACTTGGAAACAAGCGAAGGTTTATTGCAATTTGTAGCATACAATTCTCATAATGGATATTACGGACATGAAGCTGTTTTAGTTAGCAAACAACTTAACTGCGAGGAAGGTCTTTAATATTGTGGCTAACAAGTCGATAATCACAATCCTCATAACTAACTATTACTCAATACCAGTTAAAAATTTTTCACGACTAAAATATAATCGCAACTAAATATGCCTAAAGCAGTAACATCCATAGATATAACTAAAAGATTTTGCGAAATAGTGCAAAATAATGAACTGGACATAAGTGACGAAGTGAAAATTATTGAACTGATGACTTCGAAATATAATTTTCAAACAGTTTAGAATTGTGCCAAAAGTAAAAATATGAGTTATAATGGCGTTATAAAACAAGTAGAAGCTGAGAAAATTCCAACTTTGACAATCGGCGAAGTTTTATTTTGCTTTATGTAAACTGCAATCACTGCACTTCAAAGCCTCTACACTTGTAGGGGCTTTTTTTTTTGCCTTTATTTACATCATGAAAACACTCGATCTATTACATGACGTTGTTGATGAGCCCACACGGGTCGAATACGCTGAAAAAGGTATACAGTGTATTTCTGTTGAAGATGTGCGCAGTTTTATAAATGCTAACAAAAACGAAGATTTACAATTCAACATCTCGACATTAGGCGGAAATCTAGCAGCCGCAATAACAATATCAAGCCTCATAAAATCTCATCCTAAAAAAACAATCGGTAATATAGTTGGATTAACTGCAAGTGCTGGTACTGTCATTGCTGACAGTTGCGACGAAACAATAATGTCCGATAATACCTTATTTTTAGTTCATAACGGCTGGAAGGAAGTAACAGGTAATGTTTACGATTTTCAAAAAGCCGCTGAAGATTTAGCCAAAAGCGATGCGATTATGATTAAACTTTATCGCGAAAAAACCAAACTTCCTGATGAAAAAATTATTGAAATAATGAAGGCTAGCGATTGGATGTCACCAGTTGAGGCCGAAAAATTAGGTTTTATCGATCGGATTTATTCCGGTTCTAAAATAGCTGCAAGCGCAATTATTTCCAGCGCAAAAGAGCAAAATGTTAACGAATTATTAATTTTAAAACTCAAAGAAAAAATGTTAAAATTCCCTTGGCAAAAGGAAACAAAAGCCGGCATAGTCGGTTATCCTTTAGCACTTGTGGCAGGTACGGCGATTATGAACGCTGAAGTTCCTGCCCCCGGTGTAGAAATTGCGCCCCTTGGCGCGATGTCTTTAGAAGATGGTGAGTACGAGCTTGCAGACGGTCGCAAGATCACAGTTGCTGGTGGCGTTATCACTGTAGTTACTGATCCCGCAGCTCCTGCTATGGATGCCGTTGCCTCAACTGAAGAAGTTGTTGCTGCTGTTGCTCCTGTTATTGCTGCTGAAATCGCAAAAGTAGAGGCCAAATTTATGGCTGAACTTGGTAAGATTCAAAGTACTCACACACCTGTAAAAGGCGTTAGTATTGCTGCTCCTTCTGCTAAGGCTCAAACCCCACAGGATTCCGCTGCAAAGGTTGAAGCAATTGCCGCTGGTATTCAGAAAAAAATTCAAGAATCTCGTAAAGCTTAATTGTTATGGCATTAACTCTAACAAATACAAATTACAACGGCGAAGTTTTAGAAAACTTGTACCTTGTAACTGGAGTAGGCAACGAGGTTGTTGAAAAAGGCGCAGCAAAATTGCACGTAGACATTTCTACAAAAAAAGCTCTTCCCAGAATTTCGCAAACTGTTGATCCTATTGGGGATTATCAGGCAGGCGCACCGGGTGGAGAAACAGCTACAACTACTTACGCAGAACGCGAATTAGTTGTAGAGCCAATGACTGTTTACGAAACATTTTTACCAAAAACTTTTCACGACCTTTGGAAAAAATGGCAGTCTATAGGAGACTTTACTAACTTGGAATTAAATAACGAACTTTTAAATTCAGTTCTTGAATTGTTTAAATCTGGTATCGGAACTCAAATGTCAAAATTATTCTGGCAGGGTGACAAAACTTTAGGGGCTGCAAATCCATTAAATAAATTTAACGGTATCATAACCCGCGCCAAACTTGACGCGAACGTTATCAAACCAACACCAGCCGGAAATATTACAGACCAGTCGTTTGTTGATATTCTTGCCGCTGTTTGGGCTGCAATTCCTGACAAATTTCTCGACGATCCTGATTTTGTTTTGCATGTTAATACAACTGACTGGAAAACCATGCAGGCTGGCAACACAAAATTAAAAGAAGCGTTTGTCGGTGTTTTTGGTATGAACATGGAAACCATGTACAACGAAAAAAGAATCAAACATTTCCAAGGAATTCCACGTCACCACATCGTTGGTGCAAAAGTAACCACGGGCGAAGATTCTAACCTTAACATGGGTGTTTGGGTTGATCCTGTTAGTGAGGTTCCTTTAGTTGATCGTGTTGCTAACAACAGTCCTCAGTGGTTCTTGCGTCTGGATTTCAAGGCAGATGCAAACTATCGTGTTCCTGAAGAGCTTGTACTTTACACACCAGTTTAAAAATGAGAAATTTAATATTAATTAGTTTGCTGGTAGTTCTAGGAATTGCCGCAAACGCTCAAGCAGGTTATCAGACTTTTACAGCTGATACCACAAAAGGGGCTCAGACAAAGTATATAACTTCTACGGTTGCAACTCCTTACATGGGGTTAGCTTCGTTCGAGTTTACTCTTAAAGGGTTCGCTGCGTCTGATGACATTGTAGTAACATTGCAAGGTAGTAACGATTCATTTACAAAAGTATTTGACGTTGATACTACAACATACAGTGCAACAACTGTTAATAGCTATGTTATGATCGACAATCCTGCTAAATATTTGAAATATCGTTTAAAACTAGTAGGGGCTTCGGGTGACACTGTTCGGGTTTATAATCCCATTTTTATTTATAAGCGATGAAAATATTACTCATATTTGTTTTTGTTCTTGGCTCTGCATTAGTGCAGGGTCAAGTTGCAAACCAAGTGTTTGCAAACGACACGACTAAAGGGACGCAAACTAAATACTTTGTAGGCTCGAAAGAGGCCGGAATTTATCAAGGTATTGCAGGTTTTGTTTTTACAACCGCGCACGATGGGGCTACTATTTATTTGGATGGGTGTTATACAACCAATAACTGGCAGCCAATTGATACCTTAGTAGTTTCAGGCGCTACATTAACCAGCCGAAAATTATCACAAAGCCCGCCTTTTTATAAAAATTATAGGCTCAGGTGTGTTGGTAACGGAGGTGATACTTGCTATATTCAAAATGTCCGTTACATTCTAAAATATTAAAAATGGCTACAAATGTAAAAATTGATAGGGGCGTTGCTTTTGACGGCGCTGCTATTGTACAGGGAGGTATAGGTAATTATATCTTATGGATAAATAAAGAGGACTTAGATAATGGGGTCATCACAGAGGACGCTATTTCTAAAGAAATAGAAACTATTACCTTAGCGGCTGGGATGACTGCCTACAAGTTAGAATCTTCAAAAGGTTCTGCTCAAATTATTCCTTCTAGTCCTTTTCGTGCAGTTAGTGCAATAGATGGTTTTGACCATTCAATTGACATGCGTATTGTTGACATGAGCCAGTTATCAATTGATAACGCAAAAAGAATGCGATTTCAAAAAGGGGTCGTAATAATTCCATTAACAAGCGGTAAATCTTTGATGTACGGTCGCCGCGTTGGTATGCGAATGAGTGATTTTCAAATGATGCCTGGCGACGCTGACACAGGCGGAACTTTTCAGGTTGTAATTAAAACACCTGATAACGACCCGCCCGAAATTGATCCGCCTCACTTGATCGAAAGTACTTTCGACATTTCCACCTTACTGGCATAGCCATGCAAGGCAACGAAAAAAAATATTATCATAAAGGTGGCTTATTTCAATTCGATAAGCTACCTTTATATTTTAAAAATAAACTAAATAACGATGGAAAATCAGAATCAAAAAGCACAACAAAAAGCAGCCGAAGAAAAGGCAGCAGCGGAGAAGTTAGCAGCTGAAAAAGCAGCCGAAGAAAAGGCAGCAGCGGAGAAGTTAGCAGCTGAAAAAGCAGCCGAAGAAAAGGCAGCAGCGGAGACTTCGAAAGTCGACCCCACCAAGTACGACAAATACACCTCTTTAAAATTCTTGTTTCTTTCGGGTGCAAAGGTTAAAGACGAGGTTAAAAAAGAACTTGAAACTTTGGAAGCTGAATTAAAACTTTGTGCGGGGGCTAAACCTGTTCGCACAGTTAGGGCAGCTATCAAAAATGAACATTTTCTTTTAGTAGAAGGCGTGCCAGTACCGCAAGCAATTGAGGCCGCAATAAAGATAGAAGGTTCAGAAAAATACTATTTCGGTTAAACTGGAATCATTGAGTATCAATTAGTTATCATTTTAGTAAATCTTAATTTTAGCATGAAAAAACTCAGTACTGATAATCAGACACTTCTGCTTCTGCACAAGGCGATATTTGAAAGCAGTACGGGTAATTGTGCAATATATTGCAAATATGGAAGCTAATAACGGCTCAACACTCACACAAGATAACGGCAACTTAAAGGTTGCCGTTAATTCGATTCAACGGACTTTGTTTGTTGAGCGGTTACATGTTAATATTGCTTATCCAGCTGATAGAATTATTCCATACGACCGCGATAATCTTTACCCCAACAAAATAAAATCTATAGCTCAACGGTCAGGAACAACCATGAGCGCGATCGGAACTCTTTCCTCGTTTATTTCGGGTGAAGGGTTTCAGTCCATGGATACCGTCGTAAATCGCGAAGGGCAAACGCTTTGGGATATATTAAGGCACGTTTCGTTTAGTCGGTCGATGTTTGGCGGTTTTGCTTTACATTTTAATTATAATTTACTAGGTCAAATTATTGAAATAAACCCCATTAATTTTGAATTTGTTCGCTGGTCAAAATGTTTGACTAAATTTTCTGTTAATCCTGATTGGTTCAGACGGTCGAGACGAAAGGAAGAAATTGAGTACAACTCTTTTTATCCTGAAAATGTCATAAACGAAATAAATGAATGTGGCAACATTCACGATTACAAAGGCCAAATATTATACTGGATTCCAAATATTAAAGATTACTATCAACCTTGTAACTGGGATTCCGTTATGGATGATGCTCAATTTGAGGCAGAGGCTAAGCTTTATAGCTTATCTTCAATTCAAAATGATTATTCCCTTGCAGGTATCATTTCATACCCCAAAAATATCACAGACAAAGGCGAAATAGATTCGATTAAAGAAGAAATAGCAAGCGATAAAGGCAGCGCAAATGCTGGAGGTATTCGCGTTATTGGCGCAATGCCTACCGAAAATTTTAATAATTGGAAATGGTTTACGCCAATTTCCAGAAATAACATTGATGGTTTACACACCAATCAAATCGAACGGGCAAAGTTAAACATTTACGCAGCTTTTAGACAGCCACCTATTTTGAACGGTGTTGCTACGGGCGGAATGTTTAATCAGGAAAGCTTTGCCGATGCCTTTAATTATTATAATACACAGACCGAAACCGAACGCAAAGAAGTCGAAAAGGAACTAACAAAAATTTTATCATATAGTGTTTGGCCTATACAGGTGCAAATTACGCCAAAATCTTTTGCCTTACGATCGGCTGACGGTTCGGCACCTATGCAAAATAATGCGGTAAACGCTGAGGTTAACAGCACGTTGACAAATTTAACAGGCCGTCAATTACAAGGTGTGTTTCGGATCACGAAAAGGTATAAGAAACAAGAACTTAGCTACGAACAAGCGGCTCAGTTGCTGTCTGATGGATTCGGATTTTCTGAAGATCAAGTACAAATCTGGTTAATAAATGATGATGGAAACTAATTTAATCACTATATCGGACGTTCAGCAATATCGCCAAATAGATTCGAAATTTAATCAAAATCGATTTGATACTTTTTGTCAAGAAATTCAGCGCAAAAATTTACGTGGTCTTTTAGGCGATAAGTTGTATTATGCATTTATGGCTGATACCAGAACCGCCGGAATTTATAAAGAACTTTTAGACGGTAAAGAATATTCCGGAATGAATTTTTACGGACTCAAGCCTATTTTGTGTTACTGGTGGTTAGCCATTGCAGCCCGTGAAAGTGATCTTTTCCACTCTAATGTTGGAGCTATTCAGTTTACAAATAACCCACAGCAAAACTTCGAAACAGCAAAAGAAAAAGAACGCATTGCAACGGGTTACATGGAAACCGCTCAAACTTATGCAAATGACTGCATAAACTTTTTATCAGCTAATGCCTCAAATTATCCGCTTTGGATTGCTTCAAGTGAGGTTAATCAAACTAATTTTCTAACTTTTAAAGTATGAAATATTACCAAGCCACTGGATTATTGACTACTGAATTAGGTAGTAAAATTGCTATCGGTTACGCTGGCAGGGATAAGGGTAAAAATAACACAGCTATGGAAAATGTGAGTAATGTTGGTCCCTTGCCTAAGGGCAAATACACTATTGGCAAACCATACGATTCTGAAAATACTGGAAAATTTACGCTTCCATTAATTCCTTTTCCGGAAAATAAAATGTATGGTAGGTTAGGTTTTGCCATCCACGGAGATTCTATTTCAGCCCCTGGCACTGCCTCCCGTGGTTGTATAATAATGCCTCGAAAAGCACGCGAAGAAGTTAACAATTGTACTGATAAAATACTCGAAGTTTTATGAAAGCATTAGAAAATTACTACAAGCCAACTCCAAAAAAGTGGCGTATAATTGGGGATAGCATCCAAGATATAGCTATTGCGGCGGGGTCTATTGTTGCCATGGTTGCAGCACCTCCTGCATGGGTTCCGGTAGGTATTTTAATTTTGGGCAGAATTGGTAAAATAATTACAAATTTTGCTAGTGAGTAAAAAATAGTTTAACTTTGGATGTACTAAAAAATTAATCTCATGCAAGACATTGACAAATTAAAACAAACAATTGAAGATGGTATTGAAGTTTTCGAAGCCATTCAAGAAGATTTAAAAGACGACAAATTATCGTTAATTGAAGGCGCAAGCCTTGTAATAGCTCACGGAGGTAAAGCCGTTCGTTTTATAGGTTCCATAAAAGAAATAGCCGAAGAAGTAAAAGACGTTGACGGCGAAGAAATGAAGCAGTTAATTGAGGAACTTTCCGATAAATTCGGAGCCTCTGAAGATGTAAAAGATGCGATTGAACAAATTGCCATCGGTGCTGGATATCTAAATGCAGGTATTCAGAAACTTATTAAAAACAAAGAATCAGGTAGTTAGTAGATTTCATGTGTATTAGTTTTAGGTTTTCCCCCTTGTTTCGAGTAAGCAAGGGGGTTTTTATTTTGACGAAAGTACTAAAATAAGTGACGAATGATTTGCAATATATTGCAAGTACGACTATCTTCACTTCATCAAATAACAAAAAAAACAAAACACTATGAATACCTATGAATATAGCCGTAATGGCGAAACACTTATCTTTTATAAAGAAGAGAACGATAACAAATTTTCATTTTTAATTAAAGATAACCCCGAACTAACTGCTAAACTATTATTAAACGTTTCGCAAAAAAGAATTAAAGAGGAAAAAATAAAATATGCCGTGAATGGCATTTTCGAAAAATTAAAAAACACCGATAGTATAACTAACAAACTACCAGTTGTTGTTTATATTAATGATAATATACCATTTGAGGCATTTGTCACAAAACCAGATTTCGCGGGTGACATATCCAAAGCCATGGTTTTTTTAGAAACTTACCACGAAATTTCGTACAGTACTAAGGATCGTATTAATATTTTCATATACGATTCGATTACTAAAGAAAGAATATTTCTTGAATCTTAAAGTATCATTAAAAATAATATCATGACACCACAATTCGAAGCCACTTTAAAAAAAGTAAGAGGTAATATTTCAGACATTAACTCAGTAATTGCCAGTAGAACAATTCTTTGTAATGAACTTCGCCAACAACTCAAGAAAAATAACGAATTTCAGGCCGTGCATTTCTGCCATGATTGCGGTAAGCCTTCAATAGCTGCCAACATGCAGCAAGTTAATGACAATTATTATTGTGGAATTTGTTACTCGGAATTGTAATTAATTGCAAAACTTTACTATCTTTACAAAAAAAAACCATGAGAAACATACTTTCAAAAATTCCAGTACTTATAAAAGAAAAGTACGATATCACACTAGAGGGCGAACTTTTACACATGCACGCCCCAAATGTTTATGTAGGCATAAGGATAACTAAGATCGTAACAATTAACGACACACCAGAAGCCTTTAAGATAATCACAGATAATGTGATTGTGGCTTTATGGTCGGATTTAACAACCATACACACAACCATTTTATGAAAAAAGACTATGTTAAAGCTAAGAAAATTAGCGAGCGACTAACTGGCGAACCTTTCAAAGTTCGCCAAACTTCGAAAAAGTTTCAGCAAGTTATTGAAGACTGCAACAATGCTGTCGAATCAATACTCTCGAAAACTGAACTCACAGAAAAAGAAAAAGAACAAGCCAACAAAATTGGGTTATGAACAAGCAAAAAGCCATTGAAAAACTAGAAGAATTAGCCGCCGAATATGACGGATATACAGATATTTCTTTCGACATGGAAGGCTATGAGATCGAAAGCCGAGTGTTTGTTACTCATCACTTCGAAAAAGGCGATCACGAAAATCCAAGCGTACACACTATTGACGTTGAAATATTAGAGTTTGAAATGAATTTAATACCTGAGGAGTAAAATGGAAAAACTACCGACTATTGCAGAAATTACCAGTATGGAACTTTCTGCCCGCGACAAAGGCAATGCTTTAAATGTATTACTAAACCAACCGCCGCCAACTGCTTGGTTAAAAAAACAAGATGGTGTTACTCATCTACCAATTGACAAGGTTAGATTTCTGCTAACAAAAATTTTTATCGATTGGCGCGAAGAAATCAAACAAGTGCAAGTAATTGCTAACTCTGTTGTTGTTACTTGTACTCTTCATTATTTAGATCCAATTTCGGGCAATTGGAAACAAATGGACGGGGTGGGAGCGGCTCCAATTAATACAAAAAAAGGTTTTGGAGCGTTGGCATGGGATGAGATAGTACATGATTCAGTGCATAAATGCGCGGGTGCCGCTGATGCTTTTGCCTTAAAAAACGCAGCTAAAAAGCTGGGTAAAATTTTTGGAGGCGATTTAATGAAAGAAGATTCGATTAATTACGACGGCCTCATTGATCAAGAAAAATTCAAAGGTGCTAAAATAACTGAAAAATAAATTTGCAATTAATTGCAAAAACACTATCTTTGATAAACCAAAAACAAAAACATGAATACAACATTAACAAAAGAACAACGCGAACAACGCGTCGGAAAATTTACAGGCTCTGAAATCCATAAGCTCATGGGAGCAAAAGGATTTGGAAAAACAGGCGAAACTTACATTTTTGAAAAGGCAGCCGAATTTTTAACAGGCCAGCCAAATAAAGACGAATTTTCGTCTGCCTCGACTCAATGGGGTATCGACCACGAAATGGAAGCGCAAATGTACTTCGAAAGTGCTACGGGGTTAAAGATCAAATCAGGTGAAACTTTGGATAACGGATTTATTGCCGGTACTCCCGACGGCATTGGAATAAATGCAGATTGGGGCTTTGAAATAAAGTGTCCTTTCAATTCTGGAAATCACCTGAAAAATTTATCTATGCAAAAAGCTGAAGATTTGCAGGATTTAAGAACTGAGTACTACTGGCAGTGCGTATCGTATATGTGGTTAACAGGCTTAAAGAAATGGAAATTTTGCAGTTACGACCCGCGTTTTAAGGAGGAAAAACGGATGTTAATTCTTAACATCGATCTTAACGAAACTCACTTAACGCTATTGAAGCAGCGTGTTACTGAAGCAAAGTTAATGTTTGACAACATAATATCAAAGCTATGAAAATCGAGTTTATAAAGGAAACTAGAGAAAATGGAACCGTATTTTTCCACACCGAAATAGACGGCCACTATGTCGAAAACTCTACATCTACTAAAGATCAGGTTGCACATGGTTATTTTAAAATGATATGCGAATCGAAAGCAATATCAAAAAGCGAAATTTTAGAAACTGTTGAAATAAATTAAACACATGAAAAACGAAATCGAAAAAATTAACCCTCAAGAATTTGGGTTACAGGAAACAGAAGTTCAAACAATTGAACAGGCTTTTGTGCCTAAAATCATTGAGCGTGATAATTTAAAAGTTATTTACGAACAATTAATTACAGGCGAAATCACGCCGGAACTTTGTGCAGAGGCTAAAAGCTTACGCAATAGATTAGTAAAAGTTCGCACGAGTATTGCGGACATACATAAAAGTCAAAAGGCTTTTTTTTTTAGCGGCTGGTAGATTTGTTGACGCGTGGAAAAATAAAGAGACTTTGCCTGTAACGCAAATGGAAGAAAGCCTTTCAGAAATTGAAACTCATTACGAACGAATTGAGCAACAGAAAATTAAAGAATTGCAAACTTCACGGGCTTTGGAATTATCGGAGTTTGAAGCTGATTTTATACCCGGCAACCTTGGAGAGTTAACAGAACAAGTATGGAGTAATTTTTTATTAGGAACCAAAACAGCCTATGAATTAAAAAAGCAAGCTGAAAAAGAAGCACAGGAAAAAGAATTGGAACGAGTAAGAATAGAAAGCTTGCACAATGAGCGCACAGTTGAAATTTTAGACTTATGGCAATTTGTTCCTGATGCTGATAAACAAAATAATTTCGGGCTTTATACTCAAAGTTCATGGGTTGCTTTCCATGCCTATTTGTTAGAAGAGAAACATAACTTTGAATTGGAACAAGAAAGAATTCGAATTGAAAATGAAAACCTTCAAAAGCAGCTAAAAATACAGCAAGAAAAAGCCGATCAAGAACGCAAGGCGCAGGAAGAAAAGTTAAGATTAGCAAATGCAGAGCGCGAAAAATCAGAAAAGCTTTTAAAAGAAAAAGCCGATCAAGAACGCAAGGCGCAGGAAGAAAAGCTTGCAAAGCTTGAATTTGACTTACAAAAAGGTGACGCGGATAAGTTTCAAGATTTAATTAATGACTTGGAAGTCCTGAAAACAAAGTACTCTTTTAAATCCGAAAAAAACAAAAAGAAGTACTACGATGTTTCTATCCTTTTGGAAAAAATCATAACTCATATAAAGTGATGACACCAAAACACTTTGCACTCGCTTTTATACTTTCTATAATTTTTTGGGCTTTATTTTTATTAACCTTAATAATTTCTTAATGTATACTCTATTTCTAATCTTAACGGTGGCAGCTATAATCAGCCAAACCGTACACACGTATTTTGTTTTCGATTCTTTCAGCCGATTGAAAGGCCGGTTAAAACTATTTCAGGCCGTCGTATTCTGCGGAATTATCTCTGTCGCTATCTTCGGTTTCGTTATCATAAATAAACCAGCCTTGGCGCTGCTTGGTGCCTTCGTGGAGATCGTAATTAACATGTATTACTATGCGCAGGACTTTTTCGAAAATGGAATAAAAGCAGTTAGAGAGCCTTATCAGTTAAAAGCAAAAAGAAACGCTGCCATCTGGAGGTTTTGGCGAAAAAATTGGGTAGCTATATTTTTTGGGCTGCTTATCCCGATGCTGATTTATATTTTCTCTATCGTAATGAGTGAGTTATGAGCTATAAATACAAGTTTGACACAAAAGCACAAAGCCAGTTCATAAAGGACTGGCTTTGTGCTAATCAAGATGTTATAAAATTTATTGGAATATCTAAACGATCAGGGGTATCTATCATTTGTATTTCAAAATTAATGCAAAACAAACATCTAACTATTAGCCAAGGTAATATTAACAAGATAGTGCCAATTTTAAAAAATTACGGGTTTAAAATGCCTGATGAATTTACAAAATTTGAAGCTATAATTTGCGAAGAAGTTGGAAAGTTTACCGAACATAAATTATGTGTAAGTGAGTTATGTTCTCCAAGTCGCAAAAGAGAAATTGTTCTGGCTCGGAATTTATCTATGATTTTTAGAAAAAAAGTACTAAAGCATTCACTCGAAGATAGTTGTATGCCATATAATCGCAATTATGCAACTGGTATACATGCTTTAAAATCTTCTAAAAATTTAATGGAAACTGATCGGAATTTTAAAATTATGGTCGGTGTAATTGAAAAAAGGTTAGGCTACTCATTATTTTAATTCGTAACTTTCAAAAAATCTAATCTTCTTTTTTATGAGCAAAAAAACTCAAGAACACTTAATTTCAGTGTTCGATAATGCCGTCTCTACTACTCAAAATAGCTTATCACTAAATGATTACTTTGCGGGGATTATTAACGGTAAGTGGCAAGATGAGGTCATAGCCTACAGAACCGGAAAAACTACAAAGCAAAAAGTTCACGCTGTAACCGCCTCAGGCCTTTTCCTTGGTCGCAAAGATTCAGAACTACAAGAACATAGCGGTTTGCTTGTTATTGATGTTGATGCTAAAGATCAGACTATTCCGCCTAGCGAAATCCGCGAACGACTAAAAGAAATTCCAGAGGTTTTCGCAATACATAGCAGCCTTGGAGGCGAAGGACTTGCAGTTTATTTTCGGATAAACAAAGCAAAACATTTTGAAAGTTTTGAGGCAATTTCGAAAATGCTGGTAAACGATTACGGCATAGTACCTGACATGCATTGTTCCAATATTGGGCGCCTTCGTTTTGTGTCCTATGATCCAGAATGTCATTTGAATTATGGCGCCAACGCCTGGAACTACATCGAACCAAAAGAGCAAAGAACAAGCACGGGAGAACAAAATTACAGTTGGGTTATTTATTCGGAAAATGACATAAACTACATTTTAAGTCAAATAAAAGAAAGGCAACTAAACATTGCACCGGATTATTATAGTTGGTTGCGTATTGGTTTTGGCCTTGCTGATAAGTTGGGCGATTCTGGGCGTGATGCTTTTAAAGTAATATCAAATTATTATTTTGGCAAACAAAAAATTGACACTGATAAGCAATACGACCGTTGCATAAAGGCTGGTAAATCTGGCATAACAATAAAAAGTTTTTTCTACTATGCAAAATTAGCGGGTTGCGCCCTAACTTCAGAGCGCACAAAGAAAATCATAACGATAGGTAAAATTCGAAGAAAACAAGAACAGACAGCAAGCAGCGGCGCAATCGTTAACGGGAAACAGGATGCAAAACAGTATCTTTTAGATTTCGAAAGCATAAGCGGTAAGGACGTTGACGAAATACTGGAACAAGTTTGGAAGGCTCCAGCGAAGGAAATGGGAAGCGATGAGGGTTTATTGTTTGATATTGAATTATTTCTAAAATCAAACTACAAATTCAGGCTAAACGAAATTACCTCAGTGGTTGAGGTAGAAGGCGAGCCTCTGAACGATTACAACTTTAATTCGATTTACCTAAAATGTACGAAAGTTGTTGAAAAGGCAAACAAAGACAAAGTTTTTGATTTGATTAACAGTGATTTCACGCCAAAATATAACCCTATACACGAATGGTTTGAAAAGCACAAACACATCAAAACTACTGGTAACATTACAAAACTTGCTTTGTGTATTTCTTCCGATCTTTCTTTAGCTGATGCTTCATTTGTTGAGTATTTTATCGAAAAATGGCTACTTTCAATTATTGCCAGCGCTCACGGTACCTATTCAATTCTTTGCTTAGTCTTAACCGGTCAAGTTCAAGGCACGGGTAAAACTAATTTTTTCCGAGAATTACTACCGGAGCCGCTTCGATGGTTAATGTCAATTAATAAGCTTGACGGTAAGGAGGCGGACGTAGGGCAATTGATGTGCAGTAAGTGGCTCATCTTAGATGATGAATTTGGTGGTAAATCTAAGCAGGATGAAAAGAGATTTAAGGAACTTATATCTAAGGACGTTTTTTCAATTAGAAAGCCATACGGGCGATATTTCGAGGATATGAAGCGTTTGGCAGTTCTTTGCGGAACAACAAACGAAGAGCAGGTCATTAACGATTTAACCGGAAATCGCCGTATAATTCCGATCCAAGTCAATCATATAGACGAATCAAAATACAACGAAGTCGATAAGACTGAGTTATTTATAGAGCTTTACTGGAAATTTCGGGAGCAGCCAAAAGCATTCTTTTTTACAAAAGCAGACATCGAAAGGCTAAATGACATCTGTTATAATGCCAATCAAGTGGCGGCTGAGGTAGAAGCTCCTTTGCAGTTTTTCGGCAAAACAACAAGATACGATCCAGCGGCGGTTTTTCTTTCCGCAACTCAAATGCGTACGATAATCGAACAGCGTACAGGCATTAAGTTAAGTTCTCAAAAGCTTACTATTTCGTTAAAAAATATCGGTTATGATGCTGATAGAAAACGAATTGACGGTAATAATTTACGCGGTTTTTGGGTGCTGGATAAGTTTAATTCTACGCCGGTTTTGCCTAATGATAACGATAAAATTGATCGTGTGCCGTTTTAATTGTACCAACGTTCCAACCTTGTACCAACTATTTTATAAAAAGTCGGTACAACTCAAAGTCAATAAACTCTAGGCTTGTAGAAGGTTGTACCAACTGTACCAACTATAATATAATATAATTAATATATATAATATACATATAGTAGTAGGTGGTAGTAGTATAAAAGGAAGCGCACGTAGTACTGTAGGAAAGTCTTAAATGTTGAAAAAAAGCGGTAAGGTTGGTACAAATACTCCGAAACGCACGAAGCTCTAAGGATGAACGTGTACCAACTAGGTTGGTACAAAACACTAAAAAAATGATTCAACTCAGAAATTACCAGACACAACTTATTGAAGACACTCGACGCGAGTTCGTAAAAGGACACAACCACGTTGTCCTGCAGCTCGCGACTGGTGGAGGCAAAACTGTCATTTTCACGCACATAGTAAAAGAAGCAAGCGCAAAAGGACGCAAATGTTTGATCTTAACAAACCGCGTCGAGTTATTAGAACAGGCTGGAGGTACTTTTTCAAATTTCGGTATCAAGTACGAAAATATTACAGCCAGTACCCGCGCCGTACCAACTGGTTTGGTTATGGTTGCCATGGTCGAGACAATGAAACGCCGGGCAGTTGCAAGGCTTGACTTTCAAATGTTTTTAAAAAGCATCGATCTTTTAATAATTGATGAGGTTCACATTGCTGCTTTCGATCCTATATTTCCGTACTTAAAAGATACTTGCTATGTGGTCGGTGTGACAGCTACACCCACAAGACAGGGTAAAAAACACCTTTGCGATAATTTTTCAAGCATTGTTTCAGGACCATCTATTTTGAGACTTATTAACGACGGCTTCCTGTCATCGCCAAAATATTTTGGTGTTTCCGTTGACTTATCAAAAGTCAAAATGAAAGCTGGAGAATTTGATGAACGGGACCAGGAGCGTGTTTTTTCCGAAGTGAAAGTTTTCGAAGGGCTTAAGGAAAATTTAGCACTACACGCGAAAGGACTAAAGACAATGATTTTTTGCCCTTCGGTACAAAGCTCTTTAAATGTTGCGCATGAACTTGGATGCTTGCATGTTGATGGTACAATGAATCCAAGCGACCGCGACCGAATTTTAACGCAGTTCGAAAATACACCAGGCGCAGTAATAACTAATTGTGCGATCACAACAACTGGGTACGATCACCCAGGAATCGAATGCATAGTACTTTACCGGGCAACAACATCTTTACCTCTTTACTTGCAAATGATCGGGCGTGGCAGCCGGGTGACTCAAACTAAGCGCAATTTCATTATTCTTGATTTTGGGATGAATGTCCAGAGACATGGCTATTGGCACATAGACCGTGAATGGAGTTTGAAACCACCGAAAACTAAAAGCAAAAAGAAGGATGTTTTTCCTGTTAAGTTTTGCCCGTCATGCGGCGCTATAGTTTCGGTAAATGTTAAGACGTGCGAACATTGCGGATTTGTTTGGATGCAAACCGAAAAAGAAAGAGTATTTGCGGAGCTACAAGAATTAAGCTACAGCGAAATTAACAAGAGAATGAACGGCGCAAGCATAGAAGAAATGGAAGAGTTGAGAATATCAAAGGGTTACAAGGTTGGGTTTCTTTTGCATAAGTTTAAAGAGTTAAACCAATTCGAAGAGTACGCGAAATTGAGAGGTTTTAAAAAGGGTTGGGTAGAACATAATGCAAAAATATATTTGTAATAATTTGCAAATGTAAAATGTTAATCGTACATTTGAAGAAACTTTTAAACTTAGAAACATGGCAAACGAATCAGAAAGTAGACTACAACAACAGTGCTTTATTATTTTGATATAAAAACTAATTTGTTGTACATTTGATTCATGGAAAATAAAATTAATCTAAACGAACGCAATAAATCTGGTATATACTGTATACAAAGTAAAGTAAATAATAAAAAGTATATTGGAAGCTCTTGCAATATATCGAAAAGATACAGAATGCATTTGCACCATTTAAGAGTATTAAGCCATAATAATCAACATTTAATTAATCATGTAAAAAAATACGGCATTAAATCACTTTATTTTTATGTTATTGAACTTTGTAATATAGAAAATCTAATTGAAAGAGAACAGTATCACATCGACAATAATACTGATCTATTTAATTGCAGAATAATTGCCGACAGAAACGATGGTATTAAATGGACAGAAGAAATGAAACAAAAATTTATAGGGAGAAAACATTCAGAAAAAACTAAAGAAAAAATAAGGCAGCTTCATTTAGGGAATACTTATAGATTAGGTAAAAAACTTTCAGAAGAGTCTAAAATAAAAATAGGGTTAAAATCTAAAGGAAGGGTATTAACTGAGGAAGCTAAATGTAAATTATCAAAAGCTTTAAAGGGTAGGGTTATAAGTGAAAAAACTAAAGATAAATTATCGAAAGCTTTAAAAGGTAATAAAAATGGGCTTGGTTCAAAGCATCCGATTGAAAATATGCAAGCTTTTATAGATAAACTTTCTATTCCTGTATTACAATTCAAAGAAGGTATTTTTATTAAAGAATGGAAGTCAACAATAGAAGCAAGTAGAACTTTAAAAATAAATAGAGGTAATATTCACGCCTGCATTGCAGGTAAAAGAAAAATAGCAGGAGGGTTTTTATGGAAGAAAAAATGACAGAGAGTAGATTGCAAATGGAGTGTTTTGTTTGGCACTGGAACACTTACCCGAATCAGCGCGGTTTATTCTTTAAGATAAAAAACGAAGGTACAAACAAAATCACAGGCGCACGCGACAAAGCAACTGGGTTAATCGCTGGAGTTGCTGATAGTTGCCTACTTATTAACGGTACGGCCGTTTTTATAGAGTTTAAAACGGAAACGGGAAAACAAAGCCCTAAACAAAAAGAATGGCAATTTCAAATTGAAAAGGCTGGTTATATGTATTTTGTCGTGAGGTCTTTAGGTCATTTTGAAAATATATTAAAATATTAAACACTAAAAATATGATAAAAACATGGGTCGAAATGGTTTTCAAAGTAAAAATATTAACAGAAGAAGAGTACGTTAGTATTTTTATAAAAAATAACATGGCAGAACATAAGCTATATTCTATAAAAAAAGCTTACGAGATGTTGCATAACCCTCTAGTTACTAATGCAAAAGAACGGTTAATTAATTTAATTGAATCTATATGAGTAACACCCGCTTAATTTTCAAAACCGTAGAACTCACGCCCGACGGAATTTTAATTCGGAGTATAGAGATTCTTGACGCTATAAGTGGTGAAACAATTAGACCCGCTAACTTAACACCGGAACTTTGCAATTTGATTAAAGTTGTTGAAATAGATATAGATGCTTTTTTCGAAATCGAACAGCTTAAAAAAAAAAATAAAACAGTACATAAATTAATTAAAACGTTTAAACTTTATTCTTAAAAACATGAAAACATGCACAATTGACAATCAAGAATTTACATGGGAAACAAACGAAGATTTTTTAAAAATCATAGCTTCGTTCCCAAAATTTTCAATAGGTGAAAATTTTACAATAGGAAACAACTTCAAGGCTGGATACAACTTCAAGGCTGGAAACGACTTCAAGGCTGGATACAACTTCACGGCTGGAGACCGCTTCACGGCTGGATACGACTTCAAGGCTGGAGACGACTTCACGGCTGGATACGACTTCACGGCTGGATACAACTTCACGGCTGGAAACCACTTCACGGCTGGAGACGACTTCAAGGCTGGAGACGACTTCACGGCTGGATACGACTTCACGGCTGGAGACCGCTTCAAAGCTAGAGACCGCTTCACGGCTGGAAACGACTTCACGGCTGGAGACGACTTCACGGCTGGAGACCGCTTCACGGCTGGAGACGACTTCACGGCTGGAAACGACTTCACGGCTGGAGACCGCTTCACGGCTGGATACGACTTCACGGCTGGATACAACTTCACGGCTGGATACGACTTCAAGGCTGGTGACGACTTCACGGCTGGAAATATTCCATTAACTATTTTAAAATCTATATCAATCAATGGTTTATATAAATATCATTCAGCCGCCTTAATTTGCAAGGAAGGTATTTATATCATTTTAGGATGTAAATTCCGATTGTTATCTGATTGGGAATCTAATTTTTGGAACAATAATGACGAATTCCCAAATGACGGCTCCGAAAAATCTCAAGCCAGATGGAATGCTTTTTTACTTTTAAAATATTTTATCACACTTAATTCTTAAAATCATGAAGAAAAATTATTCAGGTGAGATCGAACTCACAAAGTTGCAATCTGCCATTTTTACAACGCCAAAAGGCGTAAGGTGTCTTTTAATCCCGATAAAAGAAAACCACCTTAACGAATTTTCAGAGAACCGGTTTTCAATGCCTATCAACATCGTGGTTCACGAAGAAAAAGACAAGTACGGTAACGCTGGGTTCATTGGGCAAAAACTTTCCAGTGAAGAATACAAGGCCATGACTGACGACCAGAAAAAAGAGACTAAACTTCCAATTCTTGGGAACTTCAAAGACTTCTCTCAAGGTGCCGATACTGGGAAACCAGCACCAGTGGCCATGACTGCTGATGACCTGCCTTTTTAAACCTTAACGGCGGGGTTAACGACCCCGCCCCTTTTTATGAAAAAAATTGAATATATTGCATCGTTTTACGGATTAGTAGGTATTTTACTAGTAATCACATACTTATATTTAACAACATGAAAACCTGTAAAGCCTGCGGCAAACAATCCCAAAAAGGCCACTACTGCTATGCATGCGCCAAAGCTATTTACCGGAAAAATAATCCAATAAAAGCAGCTTACCAAAGTCTAAGAAGTGGGGCAAAACGCAGGGGTAAAGCATTTAATCTTACATTTGAGCAGTTTAAAACATTCGTTGTTAAAACTGAATACATGAAAAACAAAGGAACTCGCTCTGAAAGTTATCACATTGACAGGATAGACGAAACAAAAGGATACACTATAGATAATATTCAAATCATGACAAATTCCGAAAATGTAAGAAAATATTATAAATTTGTCGAACGGATAAATAACAAACCCGTTTTTTCTATAGGCATTTCTAAACCTGTTTTACAAAATAATTGTCCATTCTAAAAAATAATACCATGCCAGCACCCCAAGGAAATAAATACGCGCAAGAATGGAATCTTGAAAACGCATTACCTCGATTCGAAGATGCTTTGAAATATGCAACTGACGATCCTGATTGCCTTTGCCTTCAGGATGCTATTTTTGAAACGGGGATTCCTTCCAGAACTTTTTACTATCTGTGTGCTAATCAGGAAGTTTTGCAAACAATAAAGGAAGACATTATGGATCACATAGTTAGTAGGGTAAACCGCCTAGCTATTAAAGACCAAGCACCAGCAGCACCAGCGATTTGGCGAATGAAACAACTTGGGGAAAAAGATGAACAGCACGTTAATTCTAACATCACAGCCAAAAACGAAATAACCGTCATTGATCCTGAGACGGCAAAAGCTATTGAAGAGATGAGACGTAAATTCGAGGAGGAGTAAAAATATTAAAACAGTGAATAAATCGGTTGGACTCCGATACGAAGGACTGGTTCCGGCGTGGTATGGTCGACATTAATTATCTCTTCACTGTTTTATTTTAAAACAAACATTATGATTAATATTATTTTAGGCTACGTTCTTGGCGTTGTAATGTGTGCAGCATTTGTTTTTGTGTTGCTTTTGTTCGGATATAACGGAGACTTTGACGACTACGTATGATTACAACCCGCGTATTCTCTGAAACTTTAGCAGCTTACAATGCTGGTTATAGAATTATAGCCAACCGTGGAGGTACGCGATCGGGCAAATCTTTTGCAGCACTACAGGTTAATGACCTGATAATGAACCTAAGCAAAAAAAAGCGGCTTATCTCTACAGTTTCTCATTCCTTTCCTCACCTTTCAGGCGGCGTTATACGCGACTACGAAATAATACTTTCGGCTCAAGGTGCTAATATTGACAAGATACGCAGGCAAAACCCTACACAATACCATATTAACAACAGCCTTTTAGAGTTCATTGGATTCGATAAACCTGGCAAAGCCTTGGGAGCTGCAAGGGATATTTTGTTTATCAACGAAGCAAACAAAATGCCTTTTAGCATTTGTAACCAGCTCATGATAAGAACCACTGAAACAATTTTTCTAGACTGGAATCCAAGTGAGGACTTTTGGTTTGATACTGAAGGCTTCGCAGATAGGCCAGACGTTAAAATAATAGACTCTACTTTCTATGATAACATAAATTGGAAAACTGGGAAGTGGAATCTTTCAGACGGTCAGCTCTTTGAATTGAAGCAAGCAAAGAAAAAGGCCATGAGTGAAGATGCAGCCGGAAAGCGCGGGTTTTGGTGGAACTGGTGGCAGGTTTACGGATTAGGTAAGAAAGGGCAACTTGAAGGGGTTATATTCCAAAACTGGCAGACGTTTAGAGAGTTGCTAGATTGCGAATTGTTCCGAATTTGGGCGATTGACTGGGGAGGTAATGATCCAACAACGCTTGTGCAATTAGATTTCGACGGTGACAATAATCGCCTGTATATTACCGAACATATATACCAGCCGCAAATTTTAAACTCGAAGATTATCGAATACATTCAAATTGTCAATCCTGAAAACTCACCAGTTATTTATGATAGCGCCCGAAAAGATAAAGGCTTCGAGCTTCAAATGGCTGGTATTAATGCCATGGGTGCAACAAAAGGCGCAGGTTCCATTCTGGATGGTATTGATCGATTGCAAGAATTTGCTATATTTGTACACGAAGATTCTAAAAATGCTATTGACGAATTTAAGAAGTACAAAAGGATTCAAGACCCGATAACGAATAAGTTTCTGGACATTCCAGAAGATGCTAATAATCATATAATAGACCCTGTTCGTTATGGTGCAAGATTTTACAGGAAATCAGTGAGGCCACTATAAAGTAAAAAAAAACAAGTAGGTGCAGGCCAGCCCGAAAACAAACTAAAAACTATATCAAAAGAAAACTAAATGATTCCAATCCTAATCTCTAACAAAAAATATAAGATCAAGTCAATAGCAGAACTCACAACAGCCGAATTTATTGAGCTGTCGAAAATTGAGAACTGCGACACGGTGAAATATATAGCATGGCAAACAGGCGTATCAATGCAAGATTCTTTTTTTGCTGTTACTGCCAAATCTGTTGAACTTGCAATTGGTGCAGCTCCAGACATCACCAAAATTAAAAAGCCTAAAGGATTTGATTATTCAAAAATAATTGAGACAGTTGGCCAACGTCATCAAATAGAGAACTCAGGTAAAGAAGGCTTTGAACTTTTAGTCTATTGTTTGGCAGTTGCTCAGGCACGAAGCAATAACTTCGAAGTCATTTCAAACTTAGAGGCCGAATACTTACAGCGTCCATTTGCCGAAATTTTACCGGCGGGTTTTTTTTTCTTCAAGATTTACAGCAATGGCAGAAAACCAGATCGCAAAATTTTAAACTGGCTCAGGCATTTGATCGATACAGCGAAGAAAAAAAGGCGGCGGGTGTTGAAAGGCTAAACGCTTATTCTAATTACTTAGAGATTCAAACTCTTTGCGAACTTTTGAATTGCGACTTTGAAAAAGTTTTGGAAAGCGATGACGGTTTTTGCACAAAGGTTTTGCTTTGTAACTTAGAAAAAACTACTTTTGAAACCAAGTTTTCTGAACTAATGCAAAAACGCCAAAAGAAATGAGTTTGATTACAGACATAACTAGCATTATTACTGAGCTTTATCCAGACTCTAATTTTATTTTATCCTCTAAATTTCAGGCCAACGTATCAGCATTTTTAACAGACCTATCCGAATTGCCTTTAATCATTTTAGACAATGACTTACCTCGCACGGCTTCGATACAAAAAAACAACAACGTATTAAAGGATTCAAAAATCTTAATTAGCTTTTTAAACTTAGACAATAACGGAACGGACGCAGACAGCGAAGCGATTCGTTCAGAAATGGAAGCCATGGCTGACAGGGTCGCCGTTAAAATTTATCAGCTAATACCATGCCGGTTAGTTTCCGGAAATCAAAAATATAAAGTAACCCCTTTATTTCACGTGTTTAGCTCTAACCTTACAGGGGTAGCACTTGAGATGCAGGCGAATTATAACGAAATAGTAAACTTTTAGATTATGGCACAAACATTTACAGCCGCCACAATGGGTAACGCTGCCAATGATGGTAACGGAAATCCAATTAGGACAGGCGGGTTAAAGATAGCAGCCGATTTGGGCGAACTTTATTCTAAAGAAACAGCCAACGCAGCAACTAGAGACGCATACGAAAATTCTTATCGGTGTGGTATTTCTATTGCTGTCACAACTGGAAGCAACACGATAGATTTTTCAACACCTTTTATAGATGCATTTTACTTACTTGAGATAAAAGACCCTACAGGAATAGTAACATCCTTGACCTCGCAGGATCAGGACGGTTTTGTCGTAGTAGTTTCGGGGAATGGTGTAATACATTATATCGCTAATTATGTCAAATGATGGTAAAATAATAATCGGTGCCTCAGGTTCTGCGGTTGGTTATGTCGGTGATGACTTAAACAATAAAGGATTCTACGACAACGAATCAGATTTAATAACAGCCTTTCCCACAGCGGAACTAGGCTGGTATGCTATTGTAGGAGATACCGATAGCGTTTGGGTCTGGGACGGTAGTCTGGAGGAGTGGAGAGATAGCGGTTCGCCTTTTGTCGCCGGCGGGATGCAGGTTGCTACATACGACCCAAGAGCAATTCAAAAGGATGTATTCGATCAAGATAATATGACCGACGGTACGATTAACAAAAATTTTACCGCAACCGAACAAACAAAACTAGCAGGCATAGAAACAGGGGCGCAAGTTAATGTTCCCGCTGCATGGTCTGAGATTACAGGCAAACCAACAATACCAACTACGACCGCTCAACTACCTGACAGCCTAAATAAAAGATATGTAACAGATGCCAACCTACAAGATTTAGCGACCCTTGGAAGTGGAGGGTTTGGAATTTCGGAGGCTCCAGAAGATTCCAAAACTTATGGACGCAAAGACGCCGCATGGGTTGAGGTTACTGGAGGTGTTGGATCAATAGATACCGTGCCCTTAGATTTTAGCACTCAAATAGATTTATCTAATTTAAAGGCAATATCTGCTGTAGAACTTACCGAAAATACAGTACTTACACCTTTGGCAGTAACATCTGTATGTGATATGAACAGTCACGCATTAGCATTGAGGTTAAACGGTTTCGAAGCTGACTTAACCGCCTTTACATTTATCGAAACTCAACTGGCAGAATTAGACCTAACTGAAGGCTATGTGAACATCCTTATATTTTGGCGTATGTTTAACGTGTATTATTACACGATTTTCCGAGCTTACGAATGGACTGAACCCGATATTGACGCACCCGTTTTAACTAACGTCGGGTTATCTAGCATTACTCCAACAACCGCTATTTTATCAATCACCAGCGATGAAGGAGCAACTGGTTACTGGGCTGTTTATGCCGATGGTTCGACAACAAAAACTAAGGAAGAAATTATAGCAGGTACCGGAGCCATTATAAGAGGCGATTTCCCATTGAGCGCCGGTTCGCCTTCTACTGATAACATCGAAGGTCTTACACATACTACGCCTTATGATTTACGATACTTTGCCCGTGATGGTGCAAGTAATGACAGTGATCCCGTATTACTTGATTTTAGCACAATCGCCCGTGCGCAATTAGCAACACCAAACCCAACCGGCTCGCAGTTAGATTCCGACACCGCACGATTTATATGGTCAAATATTACCGGTAATGCTGGTTACTCATATCGGACCCGTGTAAATTCAGGTACTTGGAGTGGTTATACGTCATTAACAACAAATACCACTCAAGTAGATATCGACGGCACAAACGGTCAAATTATTGGTTTGCAAATTTTAGCTAAGGGTAATAATACTACAACTGTAGATTCTGAGCTTAGTACTGAGGATTCGGTCGAACTGGCTGAAACTATCACTCAATTAACCGCCCCAACCGCCGGCACCCCTGTAGTTAATACAGATGTACAAATTACAGTTCCTATTTCTGATATTGACGATAATGCCGATAGTGTAACTGCAAGGTATAAGCTAACAAGTTCAGGAACGTGGTTAAATCATGCTACTGGTTTAAGTGTAGGTATAACAGAACATGCATTTAATGGATTAACTGCAAATAGTGCTTATGATTTTGATTTTATTGTGGTTGGAGCTGGGTACTCAGATAGTAATCCATCTAATACAGTTAGTGCTACTACAATGTTGGCAGCCGCTACCCTTGTAAGTATCGCAACGTCAACCGATGGATTAACAGTTACAGAAACTTACAGTCGTGCGATGAGTACGCCGTCAACCAGCGGTGTAACATTTAGTCCTGCAAAAACTTTAGTTAGTAGGGTACTAGACACAGATACTACTAAGGTTATAACAACCATATCCGTTGCTTTTGCAAGTACTGATACAATTACCGTAACATTGCCTAGTTTAAATGCTGCAAGTGG